TGACCACGTCGTCGCGTTCGAACGCGTCGACGACGCCAAGCGGCTCGATCCGTCGAACCTCCAGGCGCTCTGTCGCCGCTGTCACCGGAAGAAAACCGGTCGATATCCGAAGCACCGGGGGGATGTGTAAATGTTACGCGCACCCCGTCGGAGGACTCCTTGGGACTGCAAGTAGTAGGGCTGTAAAACCCTGTGGAATCAACAACTTCCAGTAATTCAGGCGAAATCCCTAAGAAACCGGGCCGGCCGCGGCTGTCGAAAGCCGAGAAGGACCGGCGCGGCACGACGGCCGGAACGCGCCTGGATCCGTCGGAGAAGGCGCCCGCAAGGCCGCCAGAGGCCGATCCGACGCCGGTCGCACTGCGGGACTACCTCGCGGTCGCAAACGCCTACAGGGCCGCTGTAACGGCCGGGCTGATTCCGGCGTGTAAGTGGGTTCGGCTGGCCGTGGCTCGACAGGAGCGCGACCTGGCGCGTCAGGATTGGGCCTACATCTGGTCCGACGCCGGGGCCGCCGCGGTGTGCGCCTTCGTCGAACGGCTGCCGCACGTCGAGGGGCGCTGGTCGACGGCGACGATCCGGCTCGAGCCGGCGCAAATCTTCCTGTTGACGTGTTTGTTCGGCTGGCGGCACCGGGCCGATCCCGCGCGCCGGCGGTTTACGACGCTGTATTGGGAGCTCGGGCGGAAAGGCGCGAAGTCGACACTGATGGCGGCGATCGCGCTGTATCACCTACTCGAGGAGGACGAGCCCGGGCCGGCGGTGATTTGCGGCGCGACGACGGGATCGCAAGCGCGGATCGTGTTCGGGATCGCGCAACAAATGGCGCACCGCTCGGCCTGGTTGCGGCGTCAGGGGATCCGGCCGTTCGTCAACTCGATTTGCCTGATGCCGGACGGCGCCACGACGATCGGCACGATGAAACCGATCAACTCGCGCGCATCGACACAAGACGGGCTCAACCCGTCACTGATCGTGCTCGACGAGGGCCACGCGCAAACCTTCGAGCTGTACGACGTGCTGAAGTCGGCGCAAGGCGCGCGCGCGAATCCGTTGCTCCTGTGTCCGACGACGGCCGGGTACGATCAACTCTCGATCGGCTACGCGCTCCGGACCACGCTCTGCAAGATCCTCGAGGGCGTGGTCGAGGCTGAACACGTACTCGGCCTGATCTACACGCTCGACGAGGGCGACGACTGGCGCGAGGAGCGGCACTGGATCAAGGCGAATCCGATGCTCGGGATCACGCCGAGCCTCGAGTACATGCAGCGGTATTGTCTGGACGCGCAGCAAACGCCGGGACTCGAGGCCGAGTTTCGCGTGAAGTGCTGCTCGCAGTGGGCGAACGCCGGATCGACCTGGCTGTCCATGGCGCACTGGGACGCGTGCGCCGATCCGGCGTTGCGTCTCGAGCAATTTCTCGGCATGCCGTGCTGGATTGGCGGCGACCTGGCGCAACACGACGATCTCGCCGCGGTCGCGTACCTGTTCGAGCGCGACGAGCGGCTGATTGTGTTTGTCCAGAACTACCTGCCGGCGGGCGTGGTCGCCGAGCGCGCGCGCGCCGTGCCGGAATACCGGATCTGGAAGGAGCGCGGCGAGCTCGTGATCACCGAGGGCACGATGATCGACCACCCGCGGATCGAGGCCGACATTCGCGCGGCGTGCGCGCGCTTCCAGGTGAAAGACATTTGTTTCGACCAGTTCGGATCCGTGCAACTCGTCGGGAGTCTGTTCAACGCGGGCTATCCGGCGCGCCAGGAACCGAAAACGACGAAGACGGCGACTGCGCCGGCGCGCGCGCTCGAGGCGCGGGTCAAACATGGCGGGTTTCGCCACGACGGCAATACGTGCCTGAAATGGCAAGCGAGCAATGCCACGGTGCGGCGCGGCATCAACGATTCGCTCCTGCCGCAGAAGGAATCGCCGCATAGCCCGAACAAGATCGACGCGATCGACGCGATCTTGTGGGCGATCGGCGGCTGGCTCCGGGCCCAGGCGGCGACGCCGCAGTATGCGATCACGGTGATCGGGTGACGGAGGATCGGCGCAAGCCTGGCCGGCCGCGCGTCGACGAACCGGGGCAAGTCCTGGCGACGTACGTCCGGACCAGTGATTACGATCGCCTCGTGCGGCTCGCGCTGAAAACCGATCGCACCGTCGCCGCGCTCGTGCGCGATCTGCTAAACCTTAAGCTCCGATAGATTTTCAAATCAACGCCGCCGCGGCCGCCGGCGCGGATGCTGATCCGCACCGATGGATCGCGCCTACGCACTGCTCGAGGTCAAGGCGATTGACGCCGCGCGCCGCCGATTCTCTGGGATCGCGTCGACGCCCGAGCTCGATCTGCACGGCGACAGCGTCGATCCGGCCGGCGTCACCTTCAAAAATCCGATCCCGCTCCTGTTCCACCACGACCAGACGAAACCGATCGGCCGCGTCACGCTCGCGAAAACCGCGAACGGGATCACCTTCGAGGCGACGATTCCCGAAGTCACCGACACCGGCACGGTCCAGGCGCGCACCGATGAAGCCTGGCACTCGATCAAGGCCGGCTTGCTGACCGGCGTCTCGATCGGGTACCGCGTGCTCGGCGACGGCGTGCAGTACCTGAAGGGCGGCGCGCGGCGCCTCACGAACACCGAAATTTACGAGCTCTCGCTCGTCACCATTCCCGCGAACGCCAACGCCTCGATTCACCTGGTTAAGTCGCTGGCGCGGCCGGCGCGCACGAGGGCTACGACTATGAAAACGACCACATCCGAACACGTCACCGCACTCGAGAACAAGCGCGCGGCGCTCACCGGCCGCATGGCCGAGATCATGGAAACGGCCGCGGCCGATGCCGAAACGCTGACCGACGACGCCGCGACCGAGCACGACGGGCTCTCGATCCAGGTGAAGTCGATCGACGCGGATCTCGTGCGCTGGCGCGATCTCGATCGAATCCAGGCGGCCGCGGCGGTCGCCGTGCCGGCCGTCCAGCGCGCCCCGGCGCTCCCGGTGATCTCGGTCAAGGGCACGAACCTGCCGGTCGGCACCGCGTTTGTCCGGCTCGCGTGCGCGAAAGCCATTTCGCACGGCAACCTGTATGAGGCGGCCGAATACGCCAAACGCTGGGACGACTCGACCCCGGAGGTCGCGCTGGCGCTGAAGGCTGCGATCGCACCGGGCACGATCACCGACGCGACCTGGGCCGGGCCGCTCGTGCAGAAGAACATCGCGAACGACTTCATCGACCTGCTGCGCGCGGCGACGATTCTCGGCAAGATCCCGAACTTCCGCAACGTGCCGTTCAATACGAGCGTGCCGACGCAGACGGCCGGCGGCACGTACAACTGGGTTGGGGAAGCGAAACCGAAACCGCTCACGAAGCTGGCGCTCGCCACGACCGCGCTCACGATCAGCAAGGCGGCCGGGATCATCGCGATCACCGAGGAGCTCGCGCGCCTCTCGAATCCGAGCGCCGAGGCGCTCGTCCGCAACGACATGATCCAGGGGATCGCGCGGTTCCTCGATTCGCAGTTCATCGATCCGGCCGTCGCCGCCGTCGCCGGCACCAATCCGGCCAGCGTGACGAATGGCGCACCGACGGCCGCCGCCACGGGCGCGCCGCTCGCCGACATCATGGGGCTGATCAATCACTTCGCGAGCAACAACATCGATGTTGGTGGGCTCACGTTCGTGATGAATCCAAGCAACCTGCTCGCGCTCGCGTTCCGCAACAACACGGACGGCTCGCCGCAGTTCCCGGGGATCACCGTGCAGGGCGGCACCTGGAAGGGGCTGAATTTCATCGGCTCGACCGCGGCCGGGACGAACGTGATCGCGATGCAACCGCAATTGATCCTGATGGCCGACGAGGGCGGCGTCACGATCGACGTGTCGCGCGAAGCGTCACTGCAGATGGACAGCGCGCCGATGTCGCCGGCCGACGCAACGGTCGTGATGGTGTCGCTCTGGCAGAACAACATGATCGGGCTGCGCGCCGAGCGGTACATCAACTACATCAAGGCGAACGCGAACGCCGTCAAGTACCTGACCGCGGCCGCCTGGCCGGCGCCATCGGGCGACAGCGGTACGCAGATGGCGAGCCCGGCGCCGAGCAACGGGAAGTAACCGGCGGGACGTATGGGGATCCTGGCGACGGTTCGCGCGCGCTTCGGGCAACTGCTGACGCCGGCGCGCGCGTCCGGCGTCACGGCCGGCGGCGGGTGGTCGGGCGTGATCCGCGAACCGTTCACGGGCGCCTGGCAGGAGAACGCGCCGCCGATCACGCTCGACACGGCGCTGTCGAATCCCACCGTGTTCCGGTGCGTGTCGCTCATCTCGGGCGACATTTCGAAAACGCCGCTACGCCTGGTCGAAGTCGACGATCACGGGATCTGGACCGAGACGAGCTCGCCGGCGTTTTCGCCGGTCCTCCGCAAGCCGAACCGGTACCAGACCTTCGACCAACTCAAAGAGCAATGGGCGATCAGCAAATTGCTCTGGGGCAATACCTACGCGCTGAAAGATCGCGACGCGCGCGGCGTCGTGGTCGCGCTGTACGTGCTCGATCCGGCGAAGGTAGTCGTGCTCGTGGCGCCAGACGGCGCCGTGTATTACCAGGTGGACGCCTCCGATCTCGCCGGCGTCGGCGAACAGATCCCCTTTCCGGCGAGCGAGATCATCCACGATCGCTGGAACTGCGCGTTTCATCCGCTCGTCGGGCTGTCGCCGCTCTACGCGTGCGGCAGCGCCGCGACCACGGCGAACAACCTCCAGGACGCGAGCAGTA